GATGATGATGAGATATTGCAGTAGTGTGCAAGGCAGAGATGCCGCAAACTACATATTCATGACAAATGAACTTGTAAACTATCAGTTTATGGAAGTTAGTAAGCATCCTGAATTACAATGGTTATTACTAAGTGCATGTGGGGTAGGCAAAATACAGTTTCATCCATATTTAAAACCACCTAACAGTAAAAAGAAAAAGAATAAGGTTACAGAGTTTTTATATGAATTAAACCCTCACATGAAAGCAGAAGACATACAGATACTTGTTGATTTGAATACAAAAGAAGAATTACAACAACTTGCTCAAGAACACGGATACGATGACAAATCAATTAAAGACATCTTTGGAAAATAGTATGAACACCTGTAAATGGTGCGAAAAGTCTTTTAGAAGTGAAAGAACTTTAAGTGCCCACATGTGTGTAAAGAAAAGACGTTTTGCAGACAAAGAATTGACTCACGTACGACTTGGTTATAGAGTATTTCAGATGTTCTATGAACTTAATACTACTGCAAGTAAAAGTAAGTCTGCTGAAGACTTTATTAAAAGTCAATACTACGAAGGCTTTGTAAAGTTTGGTAGGGCATGTATAGTAAACGAATATTTACGTCCAGAGAAGTTTGCTGAATGGTTAATTAAAGAAGGCAAAAAACTTGCTGACTGGAGCAAAGATAAATTATACGATGAATACTTATTAGTATATGTTAAGAAAGAACCAGGATTAAAAGCATTAGAGCGTTCTATAATTTATCTTACTAAGTGGGCAGAAGAAAATAACGATGACTGGACAAATTATTTTGCAAAAGTAACTCCTGCAAGAGCAGTACACGATATTAGAAGTGCAAAAATTAGCCCATGGGTATTATACCTAAGTTCAGGTGGAGGCGATTTACTTACCCGCTTTAACGATGAACAAGTAAAAATGATAGAAGATGTTATTGACGCAACATTTTGGATGAAAGTGTTTGCAAAAAATAAAGAAGAAGTACAGGAAGTAAAACACACATGCGAGGTAGCAAAATTATGAAAGCAACAATTATAAGTCACAGCCAAACTCCTAAAGTAGAGGTCCCGCAAGATGCATTAGACTTGATTGCCTATTGTGCAAGAGTAAGCAATCCAGAGAATCAGGCCAATACTACTACAAATGAAAAACTTGTGAAGTATTTGATGAAACACAAACATTGGTCACCACTTGAAATGGTAAGTGTTTGTATGGAAATAGAAACAACCAGAGACATAGCAAGACAACTGTTACGCCATAGGTCATTCTCTTTCCAGGAGTTTAGTCAACGTTATGCTGACCCAACACAGAGTTTATCTTTTGAAATTAGACAAGCACGATTACAAGATCCGGTTAACAGACAGAACAGTATTGAACTTGATCCTGAGATGGATGGCCATTCTGTATTACAGGGCACTTGGAAAAACAAGCAACAACGAGTCGTAGATGCCGCCTTAGACGCATACACGTGGGCTCTAAGCAATGGTATTGCTAAAGAGCAGGCAAGAGTAGTACTACCGGAAGGAAACACACTAAGCAGGCTGTATGTTAATGGTACATTGCGTAGTTGGATACATTATATTGAATTACGTGGTGCTAACGGAACACAATTAGAGCACATGGAATTAGCTCATGCTGTAGCAGATGCTATTACAGAAATCTTTCCTATTGCAGAAGAGTTCAAAAATAAAAAGATATGAAGAAGAAAGAAGAAATGTTAGTAATCACAATGGAAGAATGTGGTGAACTAATACAAGCATGTAGTAAGATGTTACGTTTTGCCGAGCCACAGGATACTGTACAACTTATAGAAGAAATAGGCGATGTGTTATGTATGATTAACATATTAAAAGATGGCCTACTACTTGATGATAAGTTAATACAAGAACGTATAGAAGTTAAGAAACAAAAACTAATGAAGTGGAGTTTACTGTATAAATGAAAATTGATTTTGATGTAGACATTGATATGGCTAATAGAGATGACTTTTTAAAGTTAGTCAATTGCACCCCTGCAAGTATTGTTAATGACAAGGGCATGTACAGTAAGCATAATACTGGTGTTTACTTTCAAAATATTAATACTTTCCCTCTTGAAGGCTATAGTGCAATTGAGCATAAACAAGCAGAAGAAGACGGTTGGTTCAAAGTAGATATTTTAAATAATCATGTATATAAAGGTATTAGAAATGAGGCGCACTTGGATAAGTTGGTTGCTACAGTACCTATGTGGGAATTGTTTGGACACAGAGAAATAGTTGAAGAGTTATTTCATATCAACAAGCATTATGAAATTGTAAAACAGCACCAGCCTACAAGTATAGAACAACTTGCAATGATACTTGCAATGATTAGACCTGGTAAAAGATACTTAGTTGGAAAAAGTTGGGAACAGATTGAAAAAGAAGTTTGGGTTAAAACAGACGAATACTTTTTTAAGCATAGTCATGCAATAGGATATGCATTAGCAATTGTTGTACAGTTAAATCTTATATGCGAAAGTTAGTCTGACTTACGAACTAATTGCACACCACGTCGTTTAATCCTTTTGCGAATTAAGTTTTGCAACGAAGTCATTGGCCCAAACAATACTTCGACATCTTTCATAATAAATGTTCTTAAATAAGGTCTAAAAGGTTTCATTTCAACATGAAGAAACACGTCAATAGGTAATTGTCTGTTAGATTCCCACCACCATGTCTCACCATAATGAAGTATGGCTTTTTTAAGTAATTCGGTAGGGATATTATCTAAATCGTAAAATGTGCAAATGGTATTATCATAGTTTACTACAATACCAACATAATCATTGCCAGCATAACTAAGGCCGGTTAGGTATGGGAATTTCTCTTCGGTTAGTTTGATTAAGTCTTTTTTATTGTCCACGTATCTATTTACCTAAGGATGTGATAAATACTGTAATATAAAGAGTTTAAAATTATGAGCTACGGCGACCACAAACTATATCTTTACGAAGATGCAATTGACTTAGTAATAACCACTGAGGGAATTTATACGGATAACAGACCTATGAACAATAGAAATTTAACGGCCCACAAAGGCTTAACAAACGATTTAATGTTTAACATTAGAGATAGAGACAGAAAGCTACAAAATGTTTTCTCCGACCAGTTGTACGGGTACCTTATTGATCCAACAACTAAAAGAAGGATTCTTAAAAAGTTGTTAGAGCACACAAGTAATGTCGGACAGGTAAAACTTGTTCTTAATGATGGCGACTTAAAAACTGTTAATGCAGGATTATACACGATGTATATAGCAAGAACAACTGCTGATAGTATCGATCGTCCAGTATACACAAATCAAAATAGCGATATTCAGTTTCAGATTAACATCACAGAACAAATTGACCAAACGCCAATTCCGACACAAACAGCAAACACATTTACGCAAGTTGCGGCCACACCAAGTGATACTGCAAATATTTTTACATCAAGTGCATTCTTTGGTAATCAGGATAGAAACTTTTCATCCGGGTTACATAGCATTGCAATACACCCAACTACATACACTGGTAATATTGACGTACAAGCAAGTTGTATTGCAACATCACCTGATAGCGATGACGTTAGCACTGATTGGTTTACTATTGATGCAAACATTGCCTTAAGTGCCAGCAGTACTACAGTTTATAAATCTTATACATTAAATGCTAACTGGTTAAGAGTATTGCATAAGCCTGCAGTTGGTAATTCTGGCACTATTGACTTAATTGAAGTAAGAAATTAGTTGACTTTCTAACATTTATCCTGTATAATTAGTACATGGATATAGACTTTCTTATTGAGCGAGTGCATCGCCTCCTATTAGACAACCTGCCTGTGAGAACAAGCAAAACTCCAAGTGGCTGGGTTACTATGAATTGCCCTATGTGTAATGATAGAAGAAAGAGAGGCGGGGTTATATGCAGTGGTGCTAAAATTAGTTATAATTGTTTTAATTGTAATTTTAAAACAGGCTGGGCACCAAATCCAACATTAGGCAAAAAGTATAAAGAGCTTGTAGAAAAGTTAGGTGTTGATACAAAAGAAGTACACCAAATACAAATAGAGTTATTAAAACATAGCGAAGAACTTGAAGTAGAAGAAACGTCAGACTATGTTTATAATGTTTCAAAATTTAATACAGAGGTATTACCAGAATCTACTATTGCAGTTGATGACCTGCCCGAAACACACCCAGTTAGGCAATATGCTATTGAGAGAGGATTATTAGGTCTATATCCATTGCTGTACTTTAATGAAAGTTTATACAAGCAACGACTTATAGTTCCTTTCTCATACAATGGCGAATTAGTAGGCTGGACAGGTAGACATATTAATCCACCTGATAAAACAACACCTAAGTACTTACATAAAATGCAACCAGGTTATGTATTTAATGTTGATAGATTTGCAGACAGTAAAAGAGAAATAGTAATTGTTGTTGAAGGAGTGTTTGATGCTATTATGATAGACGGCATTGCTGTACAAGGCAATCATGTTACAGCCGAACAGGCACATTTAATTAACAAATTAAATAAAAGAGTAATAGTATGTCCGGACAGAGACAACGCAGGTAAAGAGTTTATTGAACAAGCATTAACACTCGATTGGGAAGTAAGTTTCCCGCCATGGCATACTGATATTAAAGATGCCGCAGATGCTGTTTTAAAATACGGAAGGTTAGCAACAGTTAGTAGCATTATACAACATGCAACTGGCAATCAATTAAAAGCAAGAGTAAAGGCTAAAATGTTATGAGAGAAAAGTTAAAGCATTGGAAAAA